CCAGTGCCTGCAGTCATAGCCGCCGCATCAATTGTTGCTGGGTTGATACCAGCCAATGTAGAGCCTGCATTAGTTGCGATGGAAGATACGCCTGTTGGCAAAGATGCAGTACTTAAACCAGCACCACCAGCAGGAGCCGCTTGTAAACCATAAGTATTAGACAAACCAGATGCATTGACGGAGCCGGGCAGTGTCATGCCTGTGCTTCCAGCAGTAGGTGCATACATACTAGGAGTTACTGCTCCTGTTTGACCATAACCTAGATCAGTTAATCCACTTAATTGATCTGCTTCAGCGGCAGAAGTAGCAACGCTTGGGGTAGAAGCAGGTATGACGTCTGCACCCAACTCACTTCCACCGCCCAAAGAATCAATCAATTCAGGGGCGTAGATAGCCGTTGCTACGAGAGCCGCAGTCTGAAAAGGGTTCTTCAAAGCAGTGTCAACAACTTTGTTAACCGCTTCTGTAGGTTTATTAAGAACCTCACCAACAAATCCACCACAGCAACCCATTATGATACCTCCGCAAGCATTAAGTAAGGATCAACTTTTGATGGGTCAGCATCTCTAAATGTGATATCCCCAAGTCCAGAAGATGCCGCAATCTTGGCTGACAAGTCTTTATCCTGCACATACATCATCAAGTACTTTGCGCCAATCTTTCTCATAAAGTTTACAAACTTACGCAAAGCCATCAAATAACCACGAGGATGGTCACCGTTGACTATGGTCAACAAAAGATGATTCCCTTGCAACTGATAAGCAAAAAGGACATTGTTGAACTTAACAATCTTGAATCCCTCTTTAACTTTTTCAGCCAAAGCATTCATCAAGTCGTCATGAGTCGCATCCATCCCATTGTGACGAATGTGATTTTTAATAATATGACTAACATGGTTAACAGGAATACTCATGATTGACTCGGTTGTATTGACATAATTCCACACAAAGTTTCTGCCCAATCGTACCAATGAGCAAATCCTCTTTGGTCTGGAACTCCAGATTGAACAAAATACCCGATTCCTTGCATACCGTCCGCCCAATCTCTCCAGTGGGTCTCAGGTAGCGTACCTAATTGGTTAGAGGCAAACAACTCAGCCATACGAGCACACCATTGATCCCAAGTAAGCCCGCGAGGATCGTATGTAAACATTATGGGTTACCTGTTCCACGCTCGTCACCAAGGTCAACACTCAATAGGATGTTACCCATTTCGTAATTACCTCCAGTGACGTTGCTCTCAAACTTGAGTCTCATCTCACGACGTTGCTCTCTGAGGTCAATTTTAGATGTTGTTGGGTCAAACGCATACGCTTGAGACACAACATCTGTGCCATCCGCATAACTCTTACCAGTGACATACATATTCATGGGTCCAGTCTGGTTAAAGTTAGGCTCAACACGCTCTAACCTTACCCACCTATTCGTTCCCAAAGTGGCTTTCTGACCAGCTCCACCATTGACCCAGCCAATACTGTTGGTCTCGATATAAGAATCTATGGCATCCACGTTGTTCAGCAGGATGGCATCTGTGCCAATCTCATGTTGCCAAATGGTATAGCTCTGAGCCGTTATTTGGGTGCTAGAGACGGTTTGGGAGATAGACACAGTGTAGGTACCAGTGCCTCCAGTTCCGCTCACAAAGGCAGTTACAACGGTTCCTGTGGCTATTCCTGTACCCAAGAGTACTTCACCAGCAAAAATCTGCCCAGAAGCCATGGAACTAACTGTCAAAGTCGTACCAGATATAGAACCAGTGAACAAAGCACTGTTCAAAGAGGTATTTCCTGCCCAAACAGGGTATCTAAACACTTCAGAGAAGGTACCAGCAGAGCGATTGGCTCCCATGGCTTGGCCTGCATCGTACCAAGTCTTCTCTCTGACGTTATAAATGATTGCATCTGTGCACTCAGTAGCATTACCCCTTGGGTAGAACCACCAAATCTCACCCCAACGAGGAACTTTGCTTACCCAGACCTTTTGTCTCTGAGAATAGTTCAAGTTGTCAAAGAACCAGTTGAGGTTAGTTCTGTTCTCCATCTCTTGAACAACACCGTTGTACATCAAGAAACGGTCAGTTCCACACCAATAATAGATGCCATCGTACTCAATCACGCAGTTAGAGGACATGATAGAGGTTTGGCTAGAAATGATGTCATAACGCCAGTAAAGGTTGCTCGTTCCTACTGTTTGAGGAGCGTAGGAGACACGAGTGAGCTGGTCTAGAGACCAAAACAGGCCTGCTGGAGAGGTTGTACCACCCCTTAAAGGCATACCCTTGACTACTTTTGTAGCAGAGACGTTGTTGGCGTTAGAGTCAGCAGAGACCCAGTTGGTGAAGTCACCTGCCGCGCAGTTCTGTATCAACCCATTGTTGCCATAAACAAAAAGATAAGGGTAGAGCATACAAGCTCCACCACTCACAGATATCTGGTTGTCAAAAGTGACTGTTATGGGAGACGTTCCAGTGATGGAGTTGCTGACCATCACAACTGTGTTTGTTGAAAATGTCACAGAAGATACGGTTGTATTGGCTGGAATACCTGTTCCTGTCACCAATTGGCCTGTGTTGATTTTGTAATTGAGGCCAGTGATGGTAATTTGAGTGCCAGAGGGAGTGCCTGTAGCTGTGAAAACGCCTACGCTGGAGAGAGAACCACCGGGAAACTGCCCCGTAAACACAGGCGTATTTGTTGTTGAGCTTATGTCACCTAAATTTTGACCTGCATGAGCTATGAAGTTCAACAGCTTTGTACCATTTGCATCGTATCCAATGTCAAACTGCCACAAATTGTTGTTGCTAGACGTGAAATTGGAGGGCATCGTGATGGCTTGAGGGCCAAAACCTACGCCATTTACATCGTTAGTCTGCCAATAATAAAGGCCAGTGTTGTAGCCTGAATAGATGTAGTTGAGTCCGTTGTAGGAGTTTTGTAGCATCCCACGCGAAATACCGGGGCTATTCAAAAACAAACCGTTATATCCACCAATCTTACGAGGTCTACCACGTTGAAAACGCACCCACTGCCCATCCACATAGCATGGAGCATCGAATTGCGTTCCATCCCTCTGTATACCAGCAGGGATTTGTAGATTGACGACGTTAGCGGTCAAAATGTGCCTCCAGAGATGCCTAGCGGTACGGTGAGACCGGGGCTTGCACTTGAACTAGACCCAACCAAAATACCTTGTGCACCACCTGCCGCAACACCCATGATGCCCGTTCCTGCCAAATACAATCCAGTCGTATTATCAGACGTAAACGCCACAGAAGGAGCTGACGCTGTACCTGAGTTAAATAGTGCAGTTCCTGCCAACGCCACTGAAGCAGACTGAGCGTTATAAACGTTTGTTCCATCAGAAACCAACATCACATAGTTACCTTGGGTCAAAGTGTAGCTGGTTCCACCTGAAGCACTTGTCTTAAAGCTTAAAGAGTAGCTTCCTGTGGTCTGGTTAGACATGGAGTAAAGCTGAACAGTCTGAGGCAAGATAACTGTGATACTTTGGCTCAAAACACCACTGTAGCTCTGAATCACGCTAGACGCTTGGGTAGCTGTCAAAGTGTATGTAGAGCTAGAAATACCAGTCACACTGATGGCTAGCTGAGTGTAGGGAAAAAGGTTTGACCTGCCATAAGCGTAGGTGCTAAAGCCTGTATAGGTCGTAGAACCCACAACGATTGTATTTGTTCCAGCAGAGACAATTACCAAGGATTCTGTCAACTGTAACTGTTGGGTAGAGTTACCGTTAATGGTATCTGAACCACTTGGAGTCAAGGTAAGGATGCCTGAGCCACTGTTTCTGATGATGGTGAACCAGCCATTACCTAAAGACGAGGCTGAAGGTAAAGTTAATGTACCTACACCACCTGTCCACACTACTACCTGAGCTAAATAGCCAGCATTCAGGGTGGTACCAGAGTTGAGAGTCTGGATAGGGTAGTTTTGGTTAATTGCTGTACCAGCAGAGACTAGACCAGACCCAGCCAAAGTTGAGGCGTTGGCGTTACTTGCACTAGCTCCAAACTGTACAGAGTTCCAAGTGCCTGCTGTGGTTGAGTTGCTGGTTACGTAGATGTACCAAGAGATACCTGACAAAACTGTCGCAAGTATGTTTCCTGCATTGTCTGTGACGTTAAAAACAATGCTTCCAGTGTTCCTAATTAAGACCGATTGACCAGTAGAAACCTGAGAGGCTGGGGGCATCGCCAAAGCCAAATTAGAAGCTGTAGCAGTAACTTCAATGATGGTTGCTACAACATTTGTGTTATTTCCGTTGATAGGCCACTGAAGGGTGGTATTGGATGACAGCGTTAATGCCTCATACCCTGTTTGCGAGGGGGAGATCGTCTGTCCTGTAAACGGGTCGAGGTAAGTTGTCATTATGAATCCAATGCAATTGCTTGTCTGTCTGCCATACGAGTTGTATCTTCAGCTTTCAGGGCTTGGAGAGCTAAATCGTATTTTTGTTGAAAAATCGTTCTTTGATCGTTCTTTAAGAAAGGCATGGCCTGCAAAAGAGTACCAAATAACATGGCGTTAGGTGCATTTTGAGTCAACCAGTTAGTCTGATTTGTACTCGACAAAGGCTGTAATCTTTCGTAAAACAGCACTTCAAAAGAATAGTTCTGATCAGGAGTTGGGGCAACTAACCAGTTGTCATAATTATAGTCGGCATAATACACAGGTGTACCTGTGGCAGTATTGTCAGGAGCATAAGCCTTTAAATATTCGTATTTCCTCAAATACACGGGTTGCCTAGACGTACCATTGGTGAGGTTAAAAGAAACGGTCTTACGCCATCTGGCGGGCTTTGCAATGACATTGTTGCCTGCATTCATTGTGGCTGTGACAACTTGTAACTGGCCAAGGGTTTTTATCTCTTGTGCAATCTCAAATTCGCACATTGTAATAAATGTTGGAATTTGGTTGACTGTAGCTGTATCATTACGCTCTAGGTACTGGGTTACAGTAGTAACTAGGCTGTCGTACGTCAAAACGAATGATGGTGTTGTAGTCGTGGTCATGATTTACCCAGTCTTTTACACATTTTATCTTTGTATCACATTTCAGGCAACAAAACAAAATAATTATTCAAAGCTCAAAATATGCTTGTTTTGTCATAAACGGGGGTCAAAATGAAGTTTTCAACCCCCAAAGGAGCTTTCCATGCAGTACGAAGTAAAAATCGAAGATTTCAGCGTTGACCTCGAAGTTGAGATCAAATCGTCTAATTTTGACCTAATTTCTGACATCCAAATGGCTATTGCTCAGGCAATTGAAGACCATAAGGACGAGGAAGACTACGGTTTATTTGAAGATGAGGAAGAAGACGAGGAGGACCAAGAAGTAGACGAAGATGAAAATGATTCCGAGCATACGCTTGTCCTAGATGATAATGATGATACTCACACAACAATCACCATAACTCGCAATTAAAATAAGGGGCTTCGGCCCCTTTTTTATACCCTGATCACTTGTCCTCTAAACTCAATGTGGTCCTTGTCATAAACCTTAACCACCTCAGGCCACAATAGATTGCCCTTGTGGAAAGTTAAAATTACAAACCCAGAACGCCAATTAGTAGGTGCGTGTTCTAAGTAATTCTCAAATTGGGGTCCAGAAGGTTCTGCAAGAGTTCCCGTATCTACACCGTATCGTGTTCCGTTATAGTCATCATAAGGTGTGACTTTTAGGCTATGTAAGTGCCCCGTCACCATAGAAACACCAGCATTCAGCGTATTGGCGTGGGTAGCGTGGATTCCACCCTTCCAACGATGCTTAACCACAACATTTTGATTTAACCATACTGACCAACAGGGATGCCATGCAGGAAAATGGTCTTTTAGGCTAAAGCCTTTGATGTGCTCATATTGAGGGGCATTTGCGGCCAAACGGTTCTCAAAGCGAGCATCGTGGTTACCAAGAGGCCACATTAACTTAACATTTTTGTTAACTTTTTTGGCTTCGTCTTCTATCTCACCCAGAGCAATCTCACACGCCCTAACTTCATCAATAAGACTAGGGGTTTTGTCCCAGCCGATTCTGGGAAACCTGCTAATTGAAGCGCCATCAAAAGCGTCACCATTATTGATTACCGCCTTGACATTTTCTAAATTCTTGATAGCCCAAATCAAACCATCATAAGCAGTGGTACGAATACCGGGCCAAAAGTGTGCGTCAGAAAAAACAATGACTGTGCCATTGAGTATTCCTAAATCGAGTTGTGGGGGCTTTGGCTCAACCCTGTTCTTAACCTCTACGGTTTCTAATTGGATCTCATATCGGCCCTCTAAAGCGTTTCTACGAGCATATATCGACCTTTCAGACATACCAAGTTCGGCGGCCATAACGCTCGGACTTTTGTACATCTGAAACAACATGATAAATTCTTCGTCAGAGTAATACTTCATAATTTCTTCCTCCAATAGAGTGTGCCCTTAGCACCCCAAGGGATGGAAGGATCGTACAGTTTAAAACCACAAGAAATGAGAGAATTTGAAGAGGCTGGGTTGTCAAAGGTGTTAGTGATTAACCACGCCCAACCCATCTTTTTAGCGTATAGCTGACGGACTCGAATAAGTCTTTTCTGCGTTCCTCGTCCACGAGCGCTAGGGGTAACACCAGCACGACATAGATAGCCAGTATCAGTCCACCGAGCAGAGCGAACAATCCCTGCAAAACCAATAGGCTTCCCTTCCTGATAAGCCACCCACCAAGCTCCATCAGAAATGTCGTACGGTTTATCATAGGGAAGACAGTCCTTTTGAAGCTTGTTTAGTAGCTCAAAGTTTGCTTGAACAGTGGTGTCTATCTGCTTGATTTTCATGCACTACCCTGCTGAATTTGCTCGGATGTTAATGCATGGTTAAGGCACAATTATGACAATACTTGGAGTGCCTGTTGTATTAAGTGGATTCTTTCTTGCAAACCAAAGGTCCCACCATTGATGCGTTTTGTTAACCCTTCCCAGTTCTCTGCCTCTGCAAGTTCATTGCAACCGTGGGTCTTCCAAAACCAACCTGCTGAGAGAGCGGCATACATAGGGGTGGCTACCAGCTCTGGTTTAGCTACCATATTTTGGTTAATATTTTGACCAAAATGCCAGTAGTTATCGTGTCCAGTCAACTGAATACATCCACGGCCGTGAAATCGCCATCCATCTCCTGACGATTCGTCTCTGTTTCCCATTCGGTTAGCATAAATGCGATTGGCAATTTTCTCTGCTTTATGGGCGTAAACAGGTATCTCTTCTGGTTTGAACTTGTGACCAAACAAGGCTTGAAGGGTTTCTGGTCGATAGTTGAGATTTTCTTCCAGTGTTTTGAAGTGGTTGCACTCGTGTGAACACTGCCCAATAAATGAAGCCTGCTTACGTACATCATCAATTCCAAACGTAGAAAAGGTGGTAGTTAAAGGCTCAGACCATTCAGATCCAATCCCCAAAGCATGGAGTTTTTCAGGGCTTAACATTGACCATTTCCCTTACTTGGTTGTACTGGGCGATGCAGGCGTTGAGGTTGACGATGGCTGTGTCTCCGTCTGCGGCGATGGCGACAATATCTTTAATAGCCTGTCGGTCAGATTTGCCTGCATCGGTTGTATTTCCTCCGCTAGAGGAGGCATCTGAACTGGCTTGAACGGAACAACTGGAGGGGAGGCGCAACTCGCCAGCGTCAATCCTAGCATTAAGGCTAGTTTTGTTTGAAATAATTTCATTAGTTGCTTTCCGAAGTGAACTACTCAAATTTTTTACTTTGACACTTAGCTCTGCTTCTTTTGCACGAGCTTCTGTATTGAGTCGTTCAATTTCTGCTTGATCTTCTGCAACGCGCTCTTGATAGCCTGAATGATGTCCATATGAGTAAACTCCTAAAATAGCGCAAATCGCGCCGATGATTAACCAAGGGTTGAACAAACTAAACATTTACAAACCCGCCCTAGCTCTTGCCATTCTTTCTCTCTCAGCATCTGATTCTAACGTCGGCGGACTAACTGGCGCAGGAGGTGGAGTCCAATTAGGATTAGCCATAATAATAGGAGCAGGTGGTGGGGGTGGCGGTGCGACATAAGCATCCTTATTCGACTTTGCGGCGTTCATCATATTGGTGGCTTCGTTGGTCAGCCCTTTGGTCAGAATACCACCGATACCGCCCACAATCAACAAAACAATGTCGTTGAGCATCTTAGTATAGGCTTGATCTATTGGAGCCATCTGTTTGATAGGCTGGCTCACAAACGTCACTGAATACAATAGCGCAAATGTAATAAACGCAAAGATCAACGTCACCATAATGATCACAAAAGCCCTTACACGGACTTCTATCTCATCGGCAGACAGGCGTTCCTTGGGGCTGTTGAGCAGGAGCAGTAGTAGTTCCTTCAATTTTCTTCTCCAATATGGGGGCGACTAAGTAATCAGGACAATCCTGATTGAATTCACATCTTGGTTTCTGACAACGCTCTTTGCCAAAGTTATCTGGATCCTGACAATAATACCTATAGGTATCGTTACAAGACGACAAAAGAAACACAGAGGTTAACAATAGAGCGTATTTCATTGGTTATCCACTTTTTTCACGGCTTTCTCAACCCTGATCTCCATCATCCTTATGTCAACATACATCCAAGCAATTAAAGGAAGCAATAACAACAAAACGCACATTAAAAGAACTGTTAATACGAGGAAAAGTGAGTCAGACTTATCATCATCGCCCACGTCCACGCTATCATCAGAAGGGTAACCGTTATGACCACGGCTCTGGTTTTGATTTGATCCAGCTTTTGCCTTCGTTGCCATGCCGCCCTCCGTTGTTTCAGCAGTTCTTCCCTCCTTGCCAATCTTTGCTTGGTCGCAATATCGCCAATCGTGTTGTTAACCCTGCTGTACAAATCCTTCAGCTCGGCTGGCACATGGTAGACCATGTAATCAGATAGCTCCGTATTCAGCTTTTCCATTTGCAAATTGGCAATGACCAATTTTATCGCAATGTCCTGTCCCTCGTCATCTCCAGCGTGTAAGGCCAACTCTTCTTGCTCTTTGACATAATTCTTTAACCCATTGTAGGCTTGAAAAAACTTAGTCAAAGATTCTGCAACTTGAGAGAAGATTAAGTTTTCGTCAAACTCTAGGGCTGATTTTCTCTTTGGCTTAACGGTTTTATTCTGTTGAGGCTGTACCTCATGCTTTTCCTCTTCACGTCCAAAGATCTGAGCAAAAAAGCCAAATAAGCCTTTCGTTGACTTTTTAACATTCTGTACATCTTTGGCCACGCCTTGAACTTCATGGACTGCTTCAGTAACAAGCTGTCGTCCTTCTTTGTACATCTCGCAGGAGTCTTTAATGAACTTGAGTGCCCCCGAAGCCAAAGCGACCAGCGTGAACGGATCAATTTCTACACCCCGAAGAACTTCTTGAAGAACTCAGCGGCGATTCCCGGCCCTAAGAGCACCATTAACATAACCCCATAGAGCAAGTACTCTATCTTGGTCATGCGCCGCTCTCCTTCTTTCAAAGATTGGGCTATTTGCCTATATCGCTCATCACACACAGCAACATGAACAGCTAAGTCTTTTTCTGTATCAGACATTTCAGTCAAAGCCTCTTAAAGTCTTAGCTAAAGTCTTACGCTTTGCCATCTTGGGTGAATCAGTAGATTTGACAGCTAACTTCTTAGTTGGGATCTTCTGTCCTTCAGGGACGTGGAGGGCTTTATGCAGGGAGCCGGGCTTTTTAATCGCTTTTTGAATCCACTTCTCACTCATGATTGCTCCTTAGGTTCTTCTGTAGCTTCAGCAGGCTGTTGAGCCTGAACTTGGGGGGTTGCTTGCAATTGAATGTTGCTAATGAGTCCTGCAGAAGTGCTAAAAGGAAGTTGTCCTAAAGCAGTCAACAAAGCATTGACTTCATCTAATGTGTATTTGAGTGTGATTTCCATTTGTTACGCCTTTGTGTTAGATTCAAGCGCAGAAATACGCTTGCGAAGTGATTGTAATTCAGCAATCATGTTTGCAATCATTTCAGCAGATGAAGCGTCAACTTGTTGGTAAACAGGATTTCCGTTTTCATCTACTGCATTTGGTTCCCCATGAACTGCATTTGGGATGACTTGTTGAATTTCATCAGCAATAAAACCAGAATCTTGTAACCCAGTTTTAATCCAAGTAAAAATTCTAGGTTGTAAAGCATCAATAAATGTACCACTTGATGACAAACTTGTAATATTGGTTTTTAGTCTTCTATCAGATGTTCCATTGAAAAAACTTGAAGTTCCATTGGTGGTTATGCTTCCAACATTGGTGTAACTAGAAATGTTTCCACTAAAAAGCGAAATAAGTGAAGACGATGTATAAAAAGTATTAAACGTAGCCGCAGAACTAGCGTTTGACTGGCAATCAAAAAGTGCAGGGAAATAAGCGTTTGAGGTAGTTTTAAAATATGCATAAGTAGAACTACCCCCACTGATTGAGGAACCGGGGTTAGTGGCTCCAAAACCAGCCAACCCATTTACTGTGATAACACTATTTACAGTAACTGTTCCAGTATTAAAAGTGTTTGAGCCACTAAATGTATTGTTTGCAGAGGTAATTGCTACGTTAGTAATGTTTCCTGTTGATCCATTCACTGTCAAAACACCAGTGTTGTTCAATGTAACATTACCAGTAGGCGAAGATGCTGAAATTCCACTTCCAACATAAATACCTGTAACTCCAGAACTGCCACCAGTTGACGAAATTGTTATGTTGCCAGAACCATTACTAATCGTAATACCTGATCCAGCAGACAAAGTATTGGCTGTATAGCCTGAACCGTTGCCAATCAATATTTGACCGTTGGCAGGCGTAGAAGCCACTCCAGTGCCTCCATTAGCCACGTTTAATGTGCCACCAAGGGTAAGGGTGCCTGAGGTAGTGATTGGGCTTCCTGAGAAAGTTAAACCAGTCGAGCCACCTGAACCTGAGACGCTTGTAACCGTACCACCACCTGTACCAGTAGCAGAGATTTGGATGCCACCAGAGGTGTTGACAATAGAAACACCAGTTCCAGCAGTCAAGGTAGCTCTTGTGAATCCTGTACCATTTCCAATGTCAATTTGACCGTTAGAAGGTGTAGAGGTAAGGCCAGTTCCACCGTAGGCAACACCTATGGTAGAACCGTTCCATGTTCCAGAAGAAACTGTACCTAGTTGGGATGTACCAGACACCACAATGTTGGTAAAGTTTCCACCAACAGAAGAAGCTTTTGCTAGAGCTGTGACTGTTCCACCAGTGGTTTTGTAGTAAAGAATGCCATCAGTGGTATTGATAGCAAGCTCACCCAAAGCTAAATTGGCGTTTGAAGGCACATTTGTAGCAGTAGGTGAGTTATAAAGAATGATTGGTGTGTAACCTGATGCTGACATTTTTTGTCCTTAGAATGTGATTGAACCTGATGCTGTGAATGTGTAGATGTAATACCCATTAGCCGTGGTTTGTGTTGTTCCTGAACCTGTTGTGGATGCGGCTAGTTTATAGGTGTTGGGGTAACGGATTATGACAATACCTGAACCACCTGCGGCTCCTGTTGCAGGCCCATTAAACCCACCTGAACCACCACCACCACCTCCAGTATTAGCAGTTCCAGCAGTAGCATTAGATGAATCACCACCTCCATTACCTCCACCCCCAACACCACCCCTTCCGTAAGTGGTTGTTTGATTTCCAATACCTCCACCACCACCGCCAGCATAAGCCGTTACTGTGCCTGAAATAGAACTTGCAATTCCTGCACCCCCATTACCAGCTATTGATGTTGCTGGCAATCCAACTGTTCCAGCACCACCACCACCACCATTTACATAATTATTTGAACTTCCACCAGTACCGCCAGCGTTTCCTTGGCCTGAAATACCTGCACCACCAGATGTTTGTCCAGCATCCCATCTGCCACCGCCTCCGCCAGAACCACCAGAGCTACCAGCAGTTGCATAACCTTGCCCACCACCCCCACCTGATGCTACAAAATTTCCTGTGGTCGCGCTTGATGATGTAGCTAATAAAACTGAATTTCCACCAGTACCTGCATTACTTGCTGTAGTTCCTCCTGTGCCACCAGCACCAACAGTAACCCAACATTGAATTCCTTGCGTTATGGAAGAAAACCCAGAAAGCAAACCACCTGCACCGCCACCCCCGCCATTAGCATAACCACCACCACCGCCACCAGCAACCACAAGGTACTCAACAACAGGAGGGCTAATTCCACTCCAATTCTGTGCTTTGACAGCTTGACTTACTTGAGATAGCGTCCAGACTCCAGAATACTGCGCCATATTAGGCTCCAGTTGAAGGTGTAGGTGTAACTTCAGGTGTAGGTGTTGGGGTGGGTGTAACTTCAGGAGTTGGTGTAGGAGTGGCTTCAACCACAGGAGTTACATCAACCCAAGCCTTTGTAGGCTCATCCCATGCATAGATTTTGCCTTCATGGACAGGCATAGCAACAGGATTAACCCATTGCCATGTTGGTGCGCCAATTGTGAATGAATCACAGGTAACACCATTTCTGTCTACTGGACGTGGAGCATGGAAAACATCGTTGTTTTTGTCGTAAACGTAACCAATACCAGCGTAGTTTGCTCTCAAAGGAGTACCGCCACCATTGTGTACGCCACCATGAGTGTTATAGCTTGTTTGCACCCACTCAGAAGGGTCACCCCAGTGTCCAAGTGCAAGTGTTTCTGCTTCGATAACAATGACGTTATCTACGATACCTTGTGAATTAACGTGAGCAAAGTGAGACATTTAAAACTCCTTAAAAAGTAATTGTGCCTGAACTTGTCCAGACGTAAATTTGATAACCATTATTGTAATAAACCTGTGGTGTAGACGCTCCACCAAATGAGGAAGGAGGAGCACAGTTAGCAGGGTAGCGAATAATGACTATGCCTGATCCTCCATTGCCAGCAGGTCCTAAATTTCCACTTGCTGCACCTCCTCCAGAACCAGTATTGGCAATAGCACTTGTAGCAAGCAAGGTAGTATTCCAGCCACCATTACCACCACCAGAATTCCCCAACCCAAAGGTAGTTCCACCATCAGTACCACCGCCACCGCCACCTGCATAAAAAACTCTTGAGCCTGTAATTGTTGAGCAGGTTCCTGCTCCTCCATTACCAGGTTGTCCAGTTGTTGCTGCGCTACCAACACTTCCAGAACCACCACCGCCACCACCATAAGTTGGCCCGCTATAAGTTCCACCTACCCCACCTGCATAGCCTTGACCTGATGTTCCAGAACCAGCAGTAAATGCTCCACCGCTATAACCTCCACCTCCACCAGAACCACCTGATGAACCAGCAGAAGAAAATCCACCACCGCCACCACCACCAGTTGCAGTTACAGATGAAAATACTGAATTTGAACCATTAGTTCCATTTAATGCTGAACCTCCAGTAGTAGAACTTCCTGCACCTCCACTGCCTACAGTAACAGTTAAAGATGAACCAGCGATTACAGCAAAGTTATTTGCAGTTAATAAACCACCAGCTCCACCACCTCCATCATAGCCACCACCCCCACCTCCACCTGCCACAACCAAATACTCTACAGTTGCAGTAGGCAAAGATGTCAAAGGGTTTAATGTTCCTGTGATGATTCCGCCGATATATGATTGACTCATTTTTATTCCTTAGAACGTCACAGTTCCGCTACCAGTCCAAGTGTACACACGATTCTTGTATCCTAGTCCTGTTGCAAATGGGGATAGTTGGCTCCAAGGAGCTGAAACAGAAATTGAAGAAGTAGGGGAAAAAGAATTAGGTGATGAATCTTGCAAATATGCTCCTGATACACTATTCAATAACAACGATGTTCCTGAAATAGAAGTCAATGGAATTGTGCTAGGTGTGAAAGAACTTGTATATAAACAAGTTCCTTTGATAATTCTTAAATTAGTTATATAACCAGAATACCAGCCATTTGCTCCATCCCAAGGTGAATCTCCTACACAAGTCCCACCTTGACCAAAATCATATAAACTTGTATCAGTTGTTCCTGTTTTTTCTAAAAAACCATTGATAAATAAACGAATAATATTACTACTATCTCTTGTTGCCGCTATGTGATTCCATGTATTTGCAATAAGATTATTTGTTGAATAAACTGCTGATGTACTATCATGAGAAACATTGCCAATTCCAACTTTACTTGCTAATGCACTTAAAGCTGATGTTCCCCAAACTCTAATAAAAGAAGCATTATTAGAAAAAGTATCATTTGAACCAATAATATTTTGATAAGGTGGAGATGAGCCATTCCAATAAACCCAGCATTCAATTGTAAATTGACCACTTAAACTCATGGCAGATGATGACGCATATGTAACTTTGTTACTAGAACCATTAAAGTTCATACTACCACTGCCACTTGTAGAAGCAGTATATGTTCCTGTCAATGCTGATGGTG